CTCTCAGTTGCGCTCTCAGTTGGACTCTCAGTTGCGCTCTCAGTTGCGCTCTCAGTATAATGATGATTATTTATTTACAACCAACATATACTCCAATTCATTATTAGCTTGGTGGAAATTTATGAAGGATGAATTTAATTTAGAATCAGAAATAGGAATTCAATTAGATTCTTGGAATGATTTATATGAAGATTCCAATATTTATTCTGCTATTTTTAGTGAATTAGTTTGTATAGTTTCAAAATATCCTAAGAAAATAACAAGAAATCAAAATAATGATTTACATAATATCGAAGAAAGTTCAATTGATTGGAGTTATTCAACTGATTTGACTAAATTTGATTGTTTTTATATAAATGGAAGAAATGTTCCTTCAAAATATTTTGAATCTATTTCTAATAAAACTTTTTCAATGGATGATTTTACAAAAGAAACCAATGAAGAATATAAATCATCTTGTATAGTTTTAATGCAAGAAAAACATGGTGATGAATATTTAGTTAATTTCTTTAGACAAAACCTAAAAGAAATAGATACATTTGTTGATAAAAAAGATGATAAATATCTTGAAGGTACTACCAAAGGAATGAATGTTGGGGTTTATACATTGTTTAAAGGAGAAATAAATGACGAAAAAATAGCGTATGTAAGATGTTATTGTCCATCAACAGACCGAATGTTTTTCTTAGGAGTTGATTCAATACATAAAACTTCCAAAGATGCAATTGCTTCTTTATATAGAATTCCAAACAAACTTAAAAATCATATTAAATCAATTTCAAGACAAGGTGAACGTTTTAGTACTATCTTAACAAGTGAAGGTAAAAAAATACTTAAAACCTTATCAAAAGAAGAAATAGGAAATACAACAGGATTAAAAGGAGATGAATATTTTAATTTAATAAAATATGAATTTTAAAAATAATCGTTGTTTATAATAAAATAAATCGTATATTAATTTAAATAATAAAACATGAAAACAAAAACGTTAAAAAGAGTAAATGTAGCTCCAAGTTCAACAGAAGGACATTTTATTAAAGGAGCTAAAAAGGTAATTGATTTAGATATGGTTACAGAAACGTTCCTAGTTGAAGGCCCTTCAACACTTGAAACAAAAAACCATACATCCTTAGAAATTGAAGAAGATTGTTTAATTACTTGTCAAGTAGTTTATAATCCATTTGAAAAGATGTATAGTAAATCAAGAGATTAAATTAGGAGAGGAGTAAAATCCTCTTCTTTGTTTATTAAAATATTTAACTTATATTTAATCAACTTAAAAATAAATAGTTATGGGATTATTAGATGATATTGAAAAACCTTATTCATGGGAATTAGATTTTTATAAGAAAAACAATATTCCATTTTGGGAATTAAAACCAAATGAAAAAACCAAAGATTTAGGAAGAATTTATAAAGCAGAAGATGGTAGTTATATAAAGGCTATTGTAAAATCATATCCTGCCTTATTTTGGGAATTTGAAATATTTTGTGCTGAAAATAAAACTATAACTAAAACATCAACAGGTTCAGGTGGATTAATGAATTATTTTGAAACCATGAAATTAATTGCTGAAGGAATGATTGTTGTAGATTCAATAAACTAAAATAAATAATTATGAAACAATTCACCCCCCAACAACTATGGGACAAATTTACAAAACTGAATAAAGTAGAACAATATGAAGTTATGTCAGGAGCATTAGATTATATGCAACAATATAATGGTAGAACAAAACAATATTGTATATTCAGAGCTATGGGTTATATGGATAGTGGAGCGGATGGATTAAATTATTACAAATTATAAACGTAATATAATTTATTATAAGCGATTGTCTTGGTAATCCATATAAATCATCATATATTTAAATAAATTAATATAAAACGTTATGACAAATAAAGAAATAGCATTAGAAAAATTGCAAGGTTTAAGAGGTAATTATTGTGATGAAGATATACTTAATTATATAATGAAGAATTATTTATCAGGTGATGAAGCTCTTAAAGCAATGGATTATGCTGAAGGTGAATTTTATCAAAATGGTGAAGATGAAGAGGAAGAAGAAAATTAAATTAATATAATAACATGAAAGATGTAATTTATATATGGTATAGAGGTGAAAGTCCAATCAAAGGTAAAATTATTGGACAATTTACTGAAAAAAGTGGAATTACGGATGTTGAAAATATTGAAATAGAAACTAAATATAAGAATTTTGATGTTTGGAGAGAAAAGGATACTGACCAGTGGTATGATGAACATTCAAATGAAATATATTTAAGTAGAATTAAACCAAAATACAAAAAAGCTAAAATAAATTTCTCAATTTATGACTAATTCAGATCAACGTCAACACTACATCACCACCAGAACTCAAAACCAACTCGACCTAGGCTTAGCTTATGAGTTGTATATGGAAACAGAACATCCAACACCAAAACTACCACTACAACATTTCCAACATTTGTTTATGCAGTGGGTTCAGTTTAGTGGTTCTGAATTAGAGAAATATTTCCAACATTATGACCAAAAATTTAATGTTAGAAAATTAACTAAGAAAGATGGAAGTGTGATATTTTTATAGGCGAGGTTTTATAAAACTTAAATCGTATATTTACTCAAAATTAAGGTTATGAAAAAGATAAAATTTGAAGAGTTAAAACAATCTATTTTTGATGAAGAATTAGCTTTATTAGAAGATATGTATTCTGATAAACAGTTAACTTATGATGAAAAAGAGAAATCATCACTCGAAATTATAGCTGAATTTGAATTAATAAATGATTTAAATAATCTACACGATTATTTGATGGGGTGTGGGTTTGATGAGGATTTGGCTTATGAAAGAATTATTAATCACTTAGTAGAAGAACCTAAACCCTAACATTATGAACCCATTTAATAAACCATTCAACGATTGGACTGTAAATGATTTTAACGAAGCTAAAAAAATCACTAATCCAATCAAAATAAAACAAATTGCTACTAAACATAAAGTAGATGATTCGGAATTAATACAATTAGAAGAATTCAAAGCTAAAGACTGGAATGAATTAAATCAAAACCTAAAGGAGAGATTTGGAACAGGTTCATTTAGATTCTTCAATAATAAACGAGTTAATCACAGGATGATTAAAATATGTGCTGACCATGAAACAATTAAAATATTCGATTATTTAAAATATAATTATCCAGAATTCGAACCTACATATTTTGATTTTAAAAAAGAAAAATGGCCAAATCGAAGAGCGATTTCAACATTTGTAACTATTAAATGTCCTTTATAATCGTGGCTCTAAAAAAACTATATCGTATATTTACTTTCATAATAATAAAAATGATAAGATGAGTAAAACAATCAACGATTTTATAAAAGAATTACAACGGATTAGTCCTGATAAACGTGAATTACCTTTAGTAATAGGATTACAAAATGGTGAAGTTGGAGAACCTGAAATAAAAATGTTTTGGGAAAATCCAATGGATATGATGAAAAAAGGTCCTAATAAAATGATTATAACTTATTAAAAATCCAAAATAGTTAGTAGGAAGACACAATAATAGTTCAAATAACATCCTAACAGAATATCTTATTAACTTATTAAAATAAAAATATTATGAAACTAACAAAGGAATGGTTAAAAGAAAATTGTGATAGATATCTTTATGATGTGACTGATTTTTATTGTTTTGGTAAAGGAGATCATGAATTTTATTTAAGACCGAGTGGTGGTGGAGAATATGGTTTTTATTGGGGTGTTGGTTGTCCTGAATTAGGAAGTAATTCTCAAGAAATGTATGATTGTCAGGAAATAATTACACTCCAAGACCTAAAAATACTTAAAACAATGTGTTTAGGAAACCGAGACGATAGAGATATGTTAGTAAAAACATTATTCTTAGATTTATCAGTTGAAGAATGTCTTGATTTATATAAAATTAAATTAGATATTGAGAAACAAAGATTAAGTGAATTTGCTAAAAGTCTTGGTAAATAGTTTAAATTAACGTATGTTTAACTTATAAATTTAAAATAAAAGTTATGGAAAATCCAATCATTAAAAAACAATCAAAACACACTAATTTTAGTATGTTTTTAAGTGTTAATACCAAAACACAGATTAATTCAACTTTGAAAGCAGAAATTGATTTTCAAGTTATTATTTGTTTTGATGAGAATGATAAACCAGTTATTGAACAACCTGAACCAATGGAAATTATTGAGTTAGAATTTATGGGAAATAAAATTCCTGGAAGTACTGATAATATGAAAGAAACCATAAAGTTTTTGAAAGATCAAATGAATATTGATGTTTGGAGAGTATGTTCTGAAAAATTGGAAAGTAAAATTGAAAAAATAGGAATATCTAAATTTGTAGAACAACAAACCAAAATTAAAATATAAAAGGTTATGAAACAACAAGAAAAACAACCCCTCGACTCTAATTCCAAAAAGAAAATTAGAGCATTCATAATAGTAATTGGAATCCTAATTGGAGTAGGATTAATTGCTGAAAAAATAAATCCCTCACCAACAGCTTGTGACTGTATGAAAAACCTAGATAAAGGTTATTATGACTTACTAAGCAAACCGGATAAAGAAGTAAGAAATTATTGTAATGACAAGTATGCAGGAAGTGCTACGATGTGGTTAGAATGTAATGGAAAATAAATTAAACGAAGCCCTAATAAGGGCTTTCGTTGTTTTATAAAATATATTTCGTATGTTTAGAGTATAAAATTAGATAATATGATAGCTAATAAAGAAATAAATCCTCTCAAACACCTTCAAGGAAACGATTTAAAAGTATTTAAATTTGTTACTTATGAAATGGGAGAACAATTTTATGATTATGATTGGTTTAGTCGTTCTTGTGAAAGACAAAGAATGGACCCTATTATAACATGTATAATTGATCAACAGCTAAATCAATGGGGAGGTCCTTCATGTTTAAAACCAGAATGTAGATTGGAGAAGGAATTATTTGTATTTTTAAATAATCAAGATGGTAAAGGTTATATTGAAATTGAAATGGATTTAACTTCAGGTGGCTATCCAACTAATGTTGAACCATCTAGTCATGGTTGGCCTGCATCTTATGGTTTTGAGGTTTATTCATACGATATGAAAAAATGTGAAGTGAAATATTGTGAAAAATTCTTTAGATTTCTTATTGGATAATATCGAGGTTTTATAATTAATAAATCATATATTTAACTTATAAATTAAATAACATGGAAAATAAATTAATAGGTAAATATGCTGGTGTTGATACTAGAAAAGTATTGAAAGAAGATTATAATAAAAAATATTTTGTTATAACTAAATGTATTGATTCTTATGCTGAAGGAATAACAGGAACTTCATACTATTGTACTGTGTTAACTAATGATGATAAGGGATTTGATAATAAAAAAGATGCAAAGATATTATTAAATGAAAGAAAGAAAGAGTTAAAAACAAAAATAACACAAAAAGATAGAGGCTATGGAAGTTTAGGTAGATTTTACACTCATTTAATAATGAGTAATGATGAATTAGTTAATTTTATGGAAAATAATAGATATCCAATTTATTCAATAAATTTTAAATAACATGACAATATTAGATATGTTTAAGGAACTTAATAGTTTTGTTCCTTGCAGTAAATACTTTGTTCAAGCAAGTAAATCAAAAATTACTACCGAAAACGATGATGAATTTGCTTGGTTAGTAAAAGATTGGACTCATGGTGTTTATGATGAAGACCCAATGACGTTAGTTTATGAATTGTTAAATTTAATTGAGAAATAAAATGAACATAAGAAAACTCAAATTAAAAAAAGACTTTACATATTGTGGATGTATTGTACTTCAAGGAACCATTTTATTTGATTATCAGTGGGCTCAATTGATTGGTAGAGGTGATAGTGGAAATATGATTGATTTAGAAATAGGTAGTGATAAGGAATGGTGGGAGGAAGTTAAATAAAATCGTTGCTACTTAAACTAACTCCCGTATAGTTAACTCAAATAAAAAGATATGTACTCAATAAACTGTAATTATTACCAAAAACAATTCAAATCAATTGCTTTGTTAATTCAAGATGTTATTGATTCAGGACAAGATCCAAATTATGAAATAACACACAACGGAAAGAGAACAGGTGAAATATTAAACGATTTAATACAATATTAATATGAGCTATCCAAGAATAGATAAACACTCAGTCGAGAGAATCGAAGGAAGTTGTAATATGAAAGCACTTGAAAATTTCAAAAAATCATTCAAGCAAATTGCTGATGACATGATTAAGGAAGGATTTGATGTTTTAGATGTTCATGATTATTTAGTACAAACTATTGAAGAATACTTAATTGAATTAGATGATGAATAAATCGTTGTTATAAGTAAAGTAGTTCATATAGTTATATTATAAAATTAATAATTAAGGTTATGAAAATAATTAAAGCAAAAGACCTAAAACAAGGTGATAAAGTAAGTGATTTACCACCAACAAATACATCACGAACCATATTCACAGTGACTAATGTTGATGAAGAACTAAGAATATTAACATTACAAACTAAGGAACAAACCGAATATATAGTTGATGAGGATGGTTGTATAGATTTCCTAATTACTAATGATGATTGGTACTTAGTTTAATTATCGAGGCTCAACTAAAATAATTTCGTATAGTTAATCAACTTAAAAATATGAGTTATGAAACTAATAACAGATGAAGGTATAATGGTTATTTATGGGAATCAACCAATAGTTAGAGTTGATTGGGATGAACAACAAGGAGCCTATTTTGGCTCAAACCGAGACCGCGATCCTGATTCAGGATGGGGTGAATGGAGAAATACTAGAGTAGGAGAAGATGATGGACGTTGTAAACGAACACAATTAACTCCAGAACTAACTAAAATCCTAATAGAAGATATTTGTGATTATTTTGATAATAAACAAGTCGTGGAGAAGTTAATTGAGTTTGGTATAGTTAAATTATAAATAAATAATATTATGACAGATGTAGATTATAGAACATTCACCATAGCTAGATTCTTTTCAAGAGAACGATCAGAATGTAATAAATGGAATAATGAACAAGATCCTGATGATTACATTCCATTCCATGAATGGTTGATGGATAATCAAGTTGAATATAGGACTATGTATGGTATTGAATATAATGGTTTAAAAGATGAATGGGTTTATAATGGATTCAATACTAATTACCAAGAAGATGAGGAAGAAGATTAATCGAGGCTAATCAAATAACGTTTCGTATGTTTAACTTATAAGATTAATAATTAAATAAAATTAAGGTTATGGATATTCAAGAAGAACAATTACGAGCAATGGTTAAATTATTAAGAACAACCATTACCAAAATGGAAAATATAATTGGAACTAATTGTCAAATAACGAGTATTGATGTGGGTGGAATGATTAGTGATATGGAAGATGACCTACATGAGGTTGAAATTGAATTACATGATGTGGTTAATTAAAATATAGCAAACCATAGTGATGTTAGGTGGGTGTTGTTTTGTATAAGGTTGTGTGTTGGAGTTATTAAAGAGTGTATATGGCCTGGGGTAGGGGGTGTGGTTACGGTGTTGGGCAAGAAATGAAACCTTTCATTGGTGACTCCTCGTAATTCTACGTCGACAAGTATATACTTTTACGGAAAATCACAAACAATTCCCTACATCCACCCCAACCTTACGGAAAATCACAAATAATATTATTATAAGTTACGGAAAATGGCAAATGATAATATACGATTACGGAATTTGGCAAAGAAATGTCTTGGTTATTTAATGTAATTTTCGTATAGTTAAATAATTAAAAAATTAAGGTTATGAAATCAACAAACACACCAGAACCACACCAAGCATCCCTTGCCCCGGTAATGGAAACAGCCCCAATCAATTGGGAAGTTAACATAATATCAATCGATAAGTTAGGGATTGATTTTAATATGTTATTAAATAATGGTTGGATTGAAATTATAATTTATGAAGATTAATCGAGGTTATTAAAAATACAATTCGTATAGTTAAACAACTTAAAAATAAATAGTTATGAATGAATTATATTATCACACCTGGTTTTACACTAGTGATATTACTGGAATCGAATATGAATTCCCAATGAACTAACACAATGACAAATCTAGATCCACATCCTCTCTATTTCACATCTGTAAATCCAGGTGAGGTGTTTTGGAAATGTTATGGGATCGAAATTATAGTTGTGTGTTTGAATTAAATATAGTTTCTATAAATAATCGTTGTTATTGAGATATAGATTCGTATGTTTAAAATAAGAAATTAATTATAAACGTTAATATAAGTGGTTATGAAAAAATCCCAAATACTCAAAAAATTAGGTGAATTCCTAGATCCTATAGAAATTGGATCCCTACAAATAATTACTAATGGTAATCCAGGTGGAATTGAAATATGTTTTGCTATTTGTAGAATATTAAATGTTGTACCTTCTCACCATGAAAAAGAGGTATCGGGATTATTAAAACAATTATTAAAAATCCATTTTAAATGATTCGTTGCTCAACTAAATAAAATTCGTATAGTTAAGCAATAAAGAAATTTAACAAAACGTTGTTTGAAATATTAGTCTCGACCTCCACATCAAAATAAAGACAAATTAAGAGTCGTTGCCTATTAAAAAACAAATCGTATAGTTAAAGTATAAATAAAATAAATAATTAACAATTAAAAAATCAAGGTTATGAAAAAAGAAACTAAAAAAGCAGCAAAAGTTGAAGTAGTTGAAACACCAGTTGTTGAGACTCCAATCCAAGAAACAGTTGTAGATACTACAACAAATCCAGTAAAAGTAGAAACACGTGGTCGTAAAGTTGATCCAAACAGCCCTCGCCAAATCCGTTTAGCTAAAATGGCTGAAAATAAAGCGAAAGGTGTTGATGGAAGAGGTCGTCATACAGATCCTAACAGTGCCCGTCAAGCTAAATTAGCAGCATTTGAAGCTAAAAAGGCAGCAGGTATTGAAATAAAAAGAGGACGTCCAGCTGGAAGTGGAAAGAAAGTTGAAGTGGCTCCTGTTGAGGAAGCAAAAGGAGAATAATAACAAATGACCCCCACCCAAATATAGTGGTGGGGGTTTATTTTAAAAAATATCGAGGTTATAAGTATTAGGTTTCGTATAGTTATATTATAATAAAAATTAATAACACAACATTATGGAACAATTAGTGGTAAATAAAATTATTGGTGGTTTAATGGGTATAAAAAATGGTACCAAACAACCTAAAGACGTAGCTCCATGGTTAAACCGATTAAAAGGTATTAATGAGGGGTTATATGAAGATTATTTAGTTAGATATAAGAAATTAACACAAGGTGAGGAGGAGACTGTATGATAATTAAACGTAGTGTTGATACAGATAATAGTGGAGTTAAATGGTGGGCTGTATCTCATTCTCAAGATGGTACACCTGATCAAATATCATGTTTTAATTGGTTTCGTTCTAAAGCCGAAGCAGATAAATATTATTTTACATTGCCAGGTGCTAAGGAGGTAGTTAGTAAGAGTCGTTGTTTATAGAGTTATGTTTCGTATAGTTAAATATAATAAGAAATTAATATAAATAATTAAAAATATAACATCATGAAAACAATTAAAGATCATCAAACTGAACAATTAAATGAGTGGAAAAATGTATTATTACCAGAGGTATTTAGTGATTTATTGGAATATATAAATTACCATAACCAAGTTTGTGATGGACCTGATGACAGACGTCATAAACGTGGTACTGATTTGGATAATTTCATAGGTAATTATATGATGGGGTGGAGATATGTTAATGGGGAAATAGATTATGAAAATAAAATTAATAAATAATCGTTGTTACTCAATCCTCAAATCGTATATTCAACTCAATAAATAATTAAAATATAATATTATGAAATATCAAATCAAAAGTATATTTGAACAAATTGCAGAGCAAGTATTCAAAATGAGTGATGTAGTTAAAGCAAAACAATTCATAGCTGAATTTGTAGTTGAAAAAGGTATTAATGATAAAGATAAACAACTGATATTAAATAATATCCAGGGTTGTAAAAATATAGTTGCCCTCCAACGTTATATTTGTAACTCATTGTTAAAATATGAGGGAATGAGTGTGAATAAACCAGGTAAGGTTGAGGTGTTGGAGCCAGTAGTCGAACCGACAAGCGAATAGAAATTTCATGGTGTAGTTAGTTGAACAAGTGAAGGCGTTCCGACAAGTCGGGATGCCTTTCTCTTTCCTCTCTCTTCTTCCCGACATGTCTTCTAGAAGAAGAAGTCCCTAGGACTTGACGCGTACGGCGGTATACCGTATGGGGGGAGTACTGTGTGGGATACCACGCGCGCTGATGTCCGTCGGGCGGGGCGCCGGTGTTCCGGAAGGCCCCGACGACCTAACAACGTACGTATAACATATAAGGATCGATTTGTATATCCCTATATCTAACCCAAACCACTCAATAACCCAAACCGAACAACCACTCCCAAACCCCTTTAAAAAAATAAGTTTGTCTTGGTTCTTCTAAAAAATTATCGTATGTTTCCACTATAGGGTTTTTGGAATAATAATCGCAAATCTCAAAAAGTAAGAGAATGACAAAAATATAGTTTATAAAAAAGAATATATACAAATATAAATAATAAATAACTATGGAAAACAAAAACCATATTTTTATATAGATGGAGAAACAGGTAAACAAAAATATTTACTTGGTGCTTGGAGAGTTGGAGTACATGAAAATTGGACAATAGGTGAAATTGAATTAAATGACTAAATATAAATTATGAATTGGATATCAGTTAAAAATAAATTACCAATATGTTGGTCTCAACATGGAAAAGATTATGGAAGTGGTTATTTACTTGGTTATACTAAATATAATGAAGTAGTAATAACCCAACTATGGAATAATAAAGATTGGGAAAATGAAGATGAGGAAGATGATTATATTACTCATTGGATGAATTTACCTTTACCACCACAAACATAAAACTTCGAACCTTTCCATATTTATATCCGAACCTAAAGCCTCAATATTTTGGATCGTATATATACATTCTCAGATCTGGAAAATATAAATAGGTTTATATCATCCCTCAAACGTAAAGCCAAAAAATATAATATTAGGCTTGAACTCAACAACGATAAATTTGTTACTATTTCAGATGAAATAAAATGTAGCGGTTATTTTGAGGAAAAATTCAAACATCATCCCGGCTTGTTAACTACTGCTACAGGTAAACCTATTAATATGTGGTTACCTGTTTTGGTACATGAATCCTGTCATATGGATCAATGGGAGGAAAAAACACCTATATGGAAAGAATATCAATCTTCTGATACTGCTATTATTGATATGTGGTTAGCTGGAAAACGCGTAAATAGTGAGAAAGTATATAGAGCTTTAGATATAAGTAGGGATATGGAGTTAGATTGTGAACGTAGGTCAGTTAATAAAATAATTAAGTTTAATTTACCCATTGATATAACTGAATATATACAAAAAGCCAACTGTTATATATTTTTTTATAATTATCTTAAGATAAGTAAGAAATGGAGTTTACCTGGTAATAGTCCTTATAATAATCCAAATATATATAAGAAAGTGAGTGGAGATTGGTATGATGATTATAGTGTAACTCCTAAAGAAATCGATCGTTTATTTAAAAAATATAAAATAGGATATGATAAAATCTAAATATAAGTAGGAATAGGGAAAAAGATTCATATATTTATTGGAGTACAACTTAATATTAATATTAAAAAATTATAATGAAAAAAGAAGAATTTAAAAACCTTATTAACGAATGTGTTAAGGAGGTTATGCTTGAAGAAAAAGCAGCTAAAAAAGGTAAAGCCATTAAGCAAATTAAAGAAATTGCTGATGAACATGGTATTACTAAAGATGAATTAAATGAAATTTTTGGTTTCTCTGCTAAAGAAAAAGAAGCTAAGAAAGCTAAAGCAGAAGAAGTTTATGCTAAAAGATATAAAGCTAAAGAAGCAGAAGCAGCTAAACGTAATGATATAGATGTTCCAACATATCACAAAGCAATGGTTGACTATTTAATATCTACTAATTTAGTGCCGGGACCTGCTACTTATGATAAAGCTAAAGGTAAAATGGTTAGTGCTGGTAAAACTGGTGGTATCGCTGGTATTGTTGGTGGTAATTAATTAACAGAATATATAGAGAATTAAAGAGCCGATCATTTAGATCGGCTTTTTTATTACAATGTTATGGGTCCTTTTTCTAAATACCAATATTTAGGATATTCTTCTTCTATTTTCATGGAGCTTTTACTCCATAAGGTTTCGATTCTAAACCAAAATAATTCTCCCTTATCAGTATGATACCAACTGGAATAAGTAGGAGGATCTGTTAACGCATCAAATTGATAAAATTCTTTCATATTAATTTTCTAATCGTTTTAGTAATTCATCAGCACAATCAACAGATCTATTTACAATCCATTCAATAGTTCTATCACTTCTAATTAATCCTTGCATAGCTAATCCTGCAAAATATTCTCTTTTAGTTAGTCCTTTAATAAAATTAGGATGATTATAATTTTCATTTCCTACTGGATATATTGGTTGATCTTTGTTTTCCATATTATTTATTTTCTAAAATTGATTTATCGTAATTATTTAATGAATCAATACCACTCTCAGATATTTTATCTAAAATATTATCTATTGTTTGATTTTCTGTTAAAAAATCATCTATTAAAATTCTTAACATAGCATCAGTATGTTTATCTTCTAGTCTTGGTAAATTACCCTTTAATATATCTTCGGTAATATCTTTATTAACAAAGTTAATACTTAATGTATGGAATACTTCAAATATATCATTTAAAATTTCTTCTTCTCCAAACGCAAACATACACTGTAATCCTAATTCATTTTCAAATTCAATATATTTGAATGAATGAAATAAATCTTCTATTTGATTTACTAATTCAGGTGTTTGAGCTGTTAAAATATCATTAAGTTCTAATGATGTATGTCCTGTTGTTATTTTAAGAAATTTCATAACTTTTATTTTTTATTAATTTTATAATATAAATATATGACTATTTTGGCGATAAACCACGACAAAAAATATTTTCTTAATATTTATAATCATGAAAAAATATAATATAATTGAATTAAGAACGGAGTTTAAACGATTAAACTATATTTGGTTTCCATTTATGTTAGTTGGTGTTCGTTCTAAAGCCAATATTCCTGACCAATTTGATGATTTAATTGGTGTTATTAAAAATGATACTATTACTTGGTTTAATTGTACAACAAATCCTGGAACTCATTGGTTGAAAAACTTATTGAATCCTAAAGGTGCTGCTTTACTTAAACCAAATCAATATTTAAATACTTGGCAAATAGCTTTACATCAAGGTAAATATGAAGCATTATGTCAACGTAAACCAGTAACTGTTTATCGTGATGGTGATAAAGATAACATTGCTGAGGAAACAGCTATTACTGAAACTGGATTGTTTGGGATTAATATACATAGAGCTAATCCAAGTGCTATAAGTAAAATTATAGATAAATGGAGTGCAGGTTGTCAAGTTCTTAACGACCCAAATGAATTTAAAGAATTATTAAGATTATGTAAGCTTTCAGGACAAAAAGAATTTACATACACGTTATTAAATGAGTTTTAAACTTAACTTTTAAAAAAATGAACGCATTGAAAAATTATTACAAACCAACACCTAAAAAATGGAGAAAATTAGGTGATGCTATTTTAGCTACTTCAGTATTTGTTACTGGTGGTGGTTTATTAGCTTTTGATCAACTTAAAGACATTTTTGGAGATGGTTTCCTTAAATGGTCTATAGGTATTGCATTTATTGCTGGTGTTGTAGGGAAATTCCTTACAAATCTATTTAAAGAAGACGAAACCCCCTCAGTTTAATTTAAATAAACTTATTAATTAAATGGTTTAGATTTATTTCTAGACCATTTTTATTCTAAATATAGGTAGGAATTTCTAATTAATTTTCTTAAATTGGATAATAAATAGATGTATATAAAAATTAATATTTATAATCACATAGATATATGAAATACGATTGTAAATTTATATAATACGTTTATATACACCTATATAATAATTTTAATAAATGAATATAAATAATATTTTTAACTTATTTAATGAACCTGAGGTTGAAGAATCGGGTAATGAAAATGCTGATAAGTTATATCAAATGTTTAGAGAACATCCATTAGTAAAAATTGGTATGTTTAAGAAAATAATTTCTAATTATAGGAATACTGGAGATGAATTTTTAGAGACTTTCAAAAAATTGGATAGTTCTTTAGATTTAAAAGAGGCTAAGCGAGCAGGAGATTTTATAATTAATAATAGAGCCTGGGAATATATTAAGTGGATTGATATAAGTAAGGAATTCTATTTAAATACTTTAATTTCAGTTTCAACTATTGAATTAAAAGATAATTTAGAATATTCTATTAATTATTATGAATCTATTGAAGAATATGAGAAATGCGCGTTTTTGTTGGGTATTAAAGAGAAAGTTATGAACAATTTAAAATAAGCTTGGAGGCGCATTTTAAATCACTTATAATCATAACAACAGGGTTATCAACATTTGATAACATTTAGGAAAATAAATTAGTAAAAATTTAATAAATAAAAATAAAATGAGAAATAGAGAATTATTAATTAATAAAATTGAATTAATGGAGGGTTATTTTAAAACCTTAAAACATTTAACAGGTTCAGGTGGAACCTTAGAACAATATTTAGATTTCCTATCCAGGTCAGAAGATAGATTAGAAGAAATTAAATCTATGATTGAACGAGAGGATATGACACCTAATGAATTAAATAAATATTAAATAAAAAATAAACGTTATGAATCTTACAGCAGAACAAATCCAAGATAATTGGAATGAACTAATAGGATATATTAATAAATATATTTCATCTCCCAGAAGAGAAAAATTACTAGCTTTTTATGAAAAATATCAAGATAGATTAATTATAATGCCAGCTAGTCACAAACGCGAATATCATAATGCATTCCCAGGTGGGTATATAGAACATGTTAACCGTGTTATTAAATCATCTCTCCAAATTAACGAAACTTGGGTTAATGAAGGTATTGAACAAAATTATACTATTGAAGAATTAGTATTTTCAGCCCTAAATCATGACCTAGGAAAAATGGGTGATGAAGAACATGAAGCTTATATTCCTCAAACCAATCAATGGCGTAAAGATAATATGGGAGAAGATTATATCTTTAATACCGAACTTGAATTTATGTCTGTTCCAGACCGAGGATTATATTTACTTCAAACTCATGGTATAGAATATACCAAAAATGAAATGCTAGCTATTAAATTACATGATGGTATTTATGACGACGCTAATAAACCATATTTAATGGGTTGGTTACCAGGTCAAAAATTACGTTGTGCTTTACCTTATATTATTCACCAAGGCGACTTCTTAGCTGCTATTTTCGAATTCCAAAGAGAATGGTTCCCAAAATTTAAAAATAGCGGGGAATCTCAAAAGAAAGAGAGTACATTAAAGGAGAAAAGTAAATCCCCAACCAAAGTTAAGGCCTTAGGTAGTTTAAAAAGCGAAGGTTTAAGTAAAGTAATGGATGGTTTCTTTAAATAAATTATTATGACAATAGCTCTCACAATTTCAGTTTTCCTTTTAATTATTTGTTTTTTTATTATTAGAAATCTTCTATTAAAAAATGAAAAATGTGAAGATATTATCAATAATTATAGTAATTATATTACTAAATTTGATGAAATTATTACATTTACAGATACTCAATTAAAAGAAATTGATAGTAAAGGTGCTTTTGCTAGTGATGATGAGGTTGGATTTTTCTTTTTAAAAATTAAAGAATTACAAAAAATTCTAAATCAATTTAAAATAGAAAAACGTTAATATGAGTTTAACTCCTTTAGTAGAAAATAAAAAGAAACAAAAAAAACAATATTTTACTCAAGAAACTGAAGATGCCATTATTAGATATAATGGTTCTTCTGATTTCGATGAAAGAAGTAGAATATATGAACGAGAGATTCATTATGCTTTCTTTAAACTTACCCAAAATATAATTCATACTTTTAAGTTTTATTATACTGATGTTGAAGATATTGAAGATTTACAACATGAATTAATGGAATTTTTATTAACTAAAATTCATTTATTTCATCATAGTAGAAATATTAATGATAGATTAAATAAAATAATCAATAAAACATTTAAAGAAGAAAATCAATATAATCATCACGATTATAGAATTCATTTAGATAAACTTGTTGAGGGTTCATTTGTTGAGTTTATGAATGATTCACCTAAAGTAACTCAACAAGATATAAATAACTTTATTAATACTCTACAAGTATCTAAAGAATGTTTAGAAAAATTAAAAACACTAACCCCACCAAAAGCATTTTCTTATTTTGGAACTATTACTAAAAGATGGTTAATTATTGAAAATGATAAAAATTATAAGAAAAAGAAAAAAGTTGATAGAGTAGATATGAATGAGTTAGATGAAAATATTTCTACTGGTGAAATTATTTCAACTAATGATAATTTATATAATTTTATGGAAGCTTTTACTAAATATTGTTATGATAACTTATATGAAATATATCCTGAAGACAAATTATTTCCTGAAAATAAATTAAAAGTACAAATAGCTGATGCTATACTTAATTTATTTTCTAAACGTGATCATTTAGATATATTTAATAAAAAAGCATTATATTTTAATATTAGGGAATTAGTTGATGCAAAAACACAAAAAATTACCGAAGTAGCTAACGAATTAAAATCAATATTTACTCCGGCTTACGTTAATTATTTAGAAACTGGTATAATAAATTTTGAACCTTATATATTTATATTAAAAAATGAGCGATCTAGATAAAATAATTTTCGGTAAGAAAAAATTTAGTGATATTTTTCAAGAAATATATAATAATCAGATTAAAAAAGAAGGTCAAATATCTTCCCTAATAGCAGAATTAAAACCATTAGTACAAGATATAGGCGATGCTACATTAGTAGTTCCATTAATTAAAGAATATTTAGAAATTGGAGTCAAAAATGATGAACAATTAATTAAAATGGCTACCATTATTCAAAGATTAATCCAATCATCATCCAGTGGTAAAGATGATGGAGGTGATGGTACTGGTTTATCTGAAGCTGAGAAGAAACAATTAATGGATGAATTAGAAGAACTAAATAATAAAAAATGACACAATTTGGTTTTCCTGGTTTAAATCAAAATTTAAATAAAACAGGTGGTTCTATTTCAAAACAACCCCCCTCAATAATTGTTGGAAGAGTTTCTGATATAATTTTAGATGAAAACCATAAAGATTTTAATAAAAAGGGTACATTAGGTGAAGGTGGATGGTCTTCATTAGGAAATATTTATTTTACTGATTTAAGCATAAATGGTCCTAATACATCAAAACCAAAAATAGCTCACCCATTATCCCCATCTATTAAGAATCCACCATTATTAAACGAATTAATTTATATATTTCCTCTTCCTGATAAATCTTCTCAAAATAATACTTTATCTACAAAATATTATTATTTAAATATAATTAATATTTGGAATAGTTCATTACATAATGCTAATCCATTTTCTCAAGATGTAAGTAAACCATCAAACAAAAGTTATTCTTCAGTTTCTTCAACTTCTAAACCTGGAGTAATTCAAGATAATTTACCTAGTATTGATTTAGGAATAAATTGGATTAATAATAAAAAAACCAACCCCTTATATTCATATTTAGGAGATTATATAGTTGAAGGTAGAT